ATAATAGACTATGGAGCAGACTCCATTCAAAGCCGTATTCACCAAAAAGTCAAACTTTCTCACCCAGTCATTCGATACAGAGCCTGTTGATGTGGACTACGGTGGCAACGCAAGGTTTTTGATTCCTCGTCACGGAGACTTTATCACGCGCATGTATCTTCTCATAGATTACACAAGCAACACGTCCACCAGCACAAATCAGGCGCATGCGATGTTGGACTACGTGTCACTGATCATCGGCGGAACCACGGTTCAGCAGGAGACTGGTGAAACGCTCAACATGAGACTTAATCTCGAGGGAACGGAAAAGGAGTCCTTTTCGGTGGTTCAGCTCTACCGGATGCTTGGTGGAGGACCCGAGAACCCTTTCACAGACACGGCACAGTATCCACGAACCTATCGACTTCAGATCCCCCTTCAGTTTTATTTTCACGGAACGCCTCAACTGGCCATCCCACTCGCCGCCTTGCGTTACCAGGAGGTCGAGGTCGAGGTCGGTCTCAGAAACGCATCCAAGTGGGGTGGAGTGGACAGCGGCATTTTGGGTTCGCGGGTTAGGCTCAATGTCCAATATGGTTATGCGCCAAAGGAAGTTACTGCTGCGTTGGTGAAGCGACCTCTTGTGTTTCCCACGGAACAGTTTCAGGTGGTGGAGCAAAATTACACGACTTCGAATGTATTCACGCTGACGCCCGATTTCGTCAATCCGGTCAAGGGACTATTTGGATTATTCAAGAACACCACGACCGACGCCACAAACCCATTTGATTATTCACGGGGCAGTTCGACGACCACTGACGCGAATGACTACCTCAATTCCATGGAGATCATTCTTGACAACGAGGTTCTCATGCCGAAGGAAGTAGGGACCTTTGAAATGTACAGGGGTTACCAGTACTACGCCAACTTCCCCGGATCCAGTAAAAACATTACCAGCGGTTCAAGTCGTTACTGTGGATTCATCTACGCACTTGCGCTTGGTGATGATCCAATGAACCGCGCGCTCCCCAACGGCAGCATCAACTTTTCCACTGTTCTAAATCCTATCTTCAACATCGATGCAAAGATTTCCGGAGGAAGCAATATTCGCTTCAGATTGTACGCACTTTCGGTGAATTTGTTATACATCGAAAATGGTATATCCAAAATGGTATTCACGGGGTCTGAGGTCAACCTTCCTCGATTTCCTTGAATTCAGCAAAGGACACCTTACCGTCCCCGTCCCTGTCGTAGGTGGAAACATCAAATTCAATAGCGTCTATGAACCCAGACCCGTCTGTATCAATTCTATTGAATTTGCCCTCCACGACACCACCCGATCCTTCCTTGTCGACAACAGTCCCTCTTCCGTCGACTGCAACAAATTTGCTAGTGGACAAGTAATAAATATTGACCAAGAATGTTTCAACGGCTGGAATAAATGTATTGATATTTGTTCTGGCGTCGGAAGTAATTTTTATATAGCCTTCGGGTGTAGCTTGAACCCAAGGTTCGAAACGCATCTTGTAAGGAGTCGGCGGAGGTCCATCGTTCGACGTGCTAGAATAAGAAGTCCCAGGAATACCCACTCTCGCCGTATTGGTTCGGAAGTATCCATAGGTGTTCATGCGAAGAGACTTGAGGACGCTGTCACCACCCAGACCGACCGAAGTGTCGAGGATGATTCTGGTGTCCTGGACCGTGTAATTCTGTTGCGTCGCGGCAAACTGACTAGACCACAGCTCGTAACCAGCAGAGACCGTTGTGAAGAACATGTCGATGTAGGCGCTCTGCGGGCGAGGAGCGCGAAATTCATAGTCGCCCAACACGACCTGCAGGGGCTGCTCGGCAAATGAATAGGCGTAGAAGGTATTGTTGTTGTGAAAGTTGTGAATGTACGCCTGAAACTCCTGAAAGAACAAAGGCTTGCGAATCTCGCCTCGGTCCGTCTTATTGAGTGTGACGACCTGTGCATTGATGATGGGGGTGTAGAAGACTGGATTGTAACCGCTCAATTTGTTTTTGAATGTCCAGAAGATTGAACGACACGAATAAGCGCTGTTGAAATAGTAACGAAACTTTGCACCCACAGTCGCAGGAACTTCTATCTCTTCTGTATTTATCTTTTCAATAGGGTACTCTTGAGGTTTGGACATGAGCATAAATCTTTCCTGTGGAGTTAGGGTGACCTCCCTGGTAACGAATTTAAAATCCAGAAGGTCGGCGCCGGTAGCAAATCCGCTCGTGCTACTGACAATTTCGGCAAGGGAATAAAATTGGATGACTATCGTAACTTCTGAATTGTGAATTGAGCACAATGGGAATGGGACGCGGAATGATGTTGTGTCCACTTTGGAATCCACGTAGTGCTTGTTGAAGAAAAACGGAAGCGGAAAGAATAGAGTCTGAGTCGCGTCATTCGTTTTCAAACTCACGCCAGTATCATACGGACCACCGAGATTGAACATGGTGTTGAAATTGTCTGTTCTATCTTGTTCGCTTGAATACATAGATTCGTATATGGACATCCATTCACCCTGGAACGTCTGAACCACCAGCCCATCGATCAAAAGATCTGCCCTTCGAATCATAGAGAGACCCAAATTTCTTAGACATGTCGCGGAACTGGATGTCGGTGGAAACCTGCACTTTATCATCAAACTCGTCAAAAGATCGCCCATATTTTGGGGTCTGAACACGTGGCGTATTTCCTCTCCAAGAAATCTTGTCGAAGTGGGTCTATAGAATCGGTAGTAGGGTGTAGCGTGTGTATACTCTGGATACCTGGGTTCGCGAGGAATTTTTTCATACAAAAACGGATCTTGCTGACCCACTCCACTCAGTGCTGTTAGGGCGCCGATACCTGTGTCGCCACGGAATCCAACTGGAGGCTTCAACATGTTCCTCTCTTAAAGAAAAGGGACATTTTAAAAAATAATAATGAGTCGCGAGGAACAGATCATAGCCGCCTACACGAACGCAATCCAGCCCGTTCTGGAGAATGCCGTTGTGGTGGCCGCTGAATATTGTAAAGCCACCGGCAGGAGCATCGTCACTGCCCTTGACATGGAATATGGAATGAAGTGGAGTGCCATGAAGTTGACAGGAAGGGTCTACGGTTCCATACTTCCGGACGCGGACGAAGAAGATTCTGACGGATGGGAGACTGACGATGATATGGTAGTGCAAGAGTGCGACATGGGCTTCGACGACGAGTTCCGCGAGTACGAAGGAGATGACGAACGCTATCTGGAGGTAAATCAGGCTGTCCGCGAGTGGGCTGACTGGGAACCCGAGACCGAACTTGAGATGATGATAAAGAGCGCCGTAAATTCTAGACGATAAACTGCGTCATTTGTGCTTGTTGAAAAACGCTAGTGTCTGGTAGAAACCAATGGAAGGTTACGAGTATGACCCAGACGAATATGCCACAATTTCCAGTGAGACCGAATCAGATTCTGAAAAATCATTGGTCCCACTGGAACATGAAGAGAGTATTCAGATAATAAAGCCCCAGGTTGAATACTCCGAACTGGATGACGTGTTCAGCGAAGAGTTGGATGACTTGGATCTTCGTGATTTCTTCATTGAAAAAAAGCAATCTAATAATAGAGTATGTCAAGTTACGACATCGTTATCGACAGTTCAACCAGAAAAGACAGAGCCACAACCGATGTTAACAACTTCACCAGCTATCTCAGCACACCCCTTTACGGAATCCAATCTGTGAACTTTGTGAGCGCGTCAATGCCATACATCAGCACGGCCAGCACGAATTCGAATGTTCATGCTTACTACATTGTCTTGGAAGTTCCGAACTATGGGATTTTGACTGATAGGATTTACACCGTGGATAACCCTTATGCTTATAATGATAGCGTGACCGTCGGCGCATCGGGAACTATTGCAGAGTTCACTATAGTGGTAACTTCGTCCAATGGGATTGAACTTGGGATGGACGTGACAGGTACTGGAATAGGTACTGACGCCAAGGTCACCAGTATTGACGGAACGACAATCACTCTTAATGTGGCAAATTCAGGCGCTGTTTCGGGACAGATTACTTTTGTAAATTCTGTCGACAATCGCTTTAATTTTGCCTACACCGGAACACTCATTGTACCACAGGTCACCGATCCTCAATCCAATAATTACGTGATGAGTTCACTTAACGACCACATAAGTGTTGAAAAAACAGTTCCGATCATGGAAGCCATCAAAGTGTCCATCTACTATTATGACACGATCACAAGTTCATTCATTCTGTACCCCTTTGACAATGCAGGAACGGACACCGAAGAATTTGTTCTCAAGTTGAACGTCCAAGGCACCAAGGATAAGCGATTCGCCACCAAGCAGCAGGATGAAGATGATAAGCGCTTGGAACCCAACATCGCGCCGCCGGTGACACCAGGGACCGAGAATACATTCGCGCGCAAGTTGATTAACTACTATCGTTCTGCTACCCGAAATAAGAATAATCCAGAAGCGCCCACGGAACCCGTCGGAGCCCTGTTGCCCCGCAGAGAGTTCATGGGTGTTCCTACCAAATATGCTCAGATCCTGATTCCGATCGCCGTCGTTCTTTTGGTGCTCGCTATTCTCTTGGCTAAGTAATAATGGCTAGGTCATCGTATGTTTCAACTGGCTTGCCAGACTTTAACTACGAATATCACACTATTTCGTTCGATACACTGGATCAAACGAGTTCAAATAACTTTACTGTACACTTCAATACACCTTTGAAACAGGTGGTTCAAGCACGTCTTTTGGGTCTCCACGTCCACACCCGTGGATCTGTGGAACATCTCTATGTGCGAGTCCGCGAACTGGAATCCAACTTCAACGACCGACTCACCAAGGATCCACCGACAACCCCGGCCACTTCACCGGTTCAATCCATTGCCCGTGGTGCTTTTGGAAGTATCATAACCACCAACGACAGTGGGGCTGCTTCAGATGTATTGATTACATTCAGAGACAACTATGATCAAATTACACAATTTATTCATCCTATAGAACATTTGGACAGATTGACCGTGAAGTTATATAACCAGAATGGGGCTCTCATTCCCAACCCTTCCGGTGGCATCGAGGTCAATCACTTCATCATCAAATTTGTCTGCCGCGCTCCCAACCTTCCGGGGAGGCAGACGCTTCCGTGGGTTCAAAGTAAAGCTGGGTTTTAGATGTCGTCCTCCTCGACCACCTTGACCGTCCACTCCTGCTTGGGTTGCTCCTTGATCAATTTGTCCAGACGCATCTTGGTGGCCTTGACCGTTCGCTTCAGGTGCTCGGCAAGTTCTT